TTAATCATCGTTAGTTCCATTCCTGAAACTGGTGTGGGACAAATTTGGGACATTTTGCATAAAAATATCATCTATCCGCTTCGCATGTAGGGATAAATGACCAGATGAGAAGTGAGCATATCGCCTTACCATATTGATATTTTGCCAACCTCCCATCTCCTGCAGAACAGATATCGGCACCCCGGCCATAATCAGCCAGGATGCCCAGGTGTGTCTCAGATCGTGAAATCTGAAGTCCTCAATGCCTGCTCTGCGCAATGCCGATCTCCAGGCTCCGTTCGCGTTGCTGTTGACAGGGCGCGTGACCTTTGAAGCTTTTCCGGTATTATCTTTCTCAGTTTCCACGTAAACAAACACGTACTCGTGATGCCTGCCAATGTTCTTTCTCAGCACTGCGCAGGCCGTGTCATTTAGGGCAACGCCAATTGCCCTGCCTGATTTACTTTCGTCCGCGTAAATCCACGCCATCTTTTTCTGAAGATCTATCTGCTCCCACTTTAGCCTGGTGATGTTAGATCGCCTTAACCCGGTGCTAAGCGCAAATTCAACGGTTGACTTCAGAGGCTCAGAGCATTCACTGATAAGCCTCTGAGCTTCCTCAGGCTTGAGCCACCTTATCCGTCGCTCCTTTGCCACAGGAACTTTAATCACCGGCGCTTTTTCCAGAGCCTTCCAGTCTCTCTCTGCAGCTCTGAAGAGCGATCTGATGAAAGAAAGCCGTTTTATCTTTGTCCCCTGTGAAGCCAGTTTTGGCTTGTACTCGGGAGCTGGCTTTCCTCTTTTTGCTAAGGCTTCAGCTTTTTGCTTCCATCGATTGAGGTGGTTGCGGTTTTCGATGCGCGCTACCGCTGCGTAAACCTCTCTTTCGGTGATGTCCTTTAAATGCTTCCCTGCCATTGATTCAAGCCAGAACTTTATAATGTGCTTGTCATCAGCCAGACTTTTCTTCTCGGACTTTTCATTGAGCCAGCGCACGCAAGCCTGTTCAAACGTCATGGAGACCGGGTCACCAAGCCTTGATGTCCTCCATGATTCAGCCTTTATTTTGTCGTGCAGCTCCTGCGCTTGTTGCTTGTCGGACGTGCCAAGAGATTGCTTAACTCTTTTTCCGCCCGCCGTTGTGAAACTGGCGTACCAAATTTCACCTCTGCGGAAGATCGACATGATTTATTCTCCTCATGTGCATCTGCCGCGCTCACGGCGACAGTGTGCAATGGATTGTTCAGAGCGGCAATACATGCCTGACGAGTGAGAAGGTAGGGTGACTTTGGTTTGGACGGGTCTTTGCGCGTGGCGGCCAGCCTGCCGGTTTTAATCCACTTATTGCAGGTTGGCCGGGATATACCGAGAAACGCGCAGGCCTCATCCAGGGTAAGCGCATATGCTTCCATGAATAGCCTCTACAGGTAGCTGAAGATAATTTTGATTACGATGATTGCTGCGATGGTGATGATTAGGTGGAGTGGGGTGATCATGCGGTTTCTGCATGCCGTCTATGCCGTCCTCCGGTTCTTCTCTGCCCAGATAAACTTTTCATGGTCCTCTCTGCATTCACAGCTGCAGTAACTGCATCCATCGCGGGAAGTCTCACCGCAATCGCCATTACGGCAGATTGGTGACCGCGGCTCCGGGCGAGGCCGGTTAGCCAGGGCGATTTCTGTATTGAGTATCTCAAGGTCTGACGCATCATCTGCAATGTCGCACATAGTGATTCTCCAGAATTTGGGCGTAAAAAAAACCTGCCGGAGCAGGTTTGAATTTGGATATAAATTCATTGATCCTTTGTTTCATCTTTGGCGGGGGGTGAGCTCAGAGGTGTTCTTTCAATAAAACCTGTTTCACCGCAATTACCGCAAATCCAATCTCCAGTTTGCGACCCCATAATCTTTTCCTTGCCGACTCTATCTGAGCCGCACTTCGGGCACTCGCTTGGTATACCTGTAGCCATTACTTTCCCTCTTTCTGATAAATCGGATCGGTGCCGCGCGGGAACTGCAAGGCGGCGTTTCTGTAATGCTGCAGACGCTCGCGGAAATACTCCCGCTGGCTTTCCGGCTACTGCAGCTCCACTTCCATAGCGATAACCGGCATGTTCATGCGCTCTTTGTAGGCGACGCCTGATGCGGCCAGATCGACATTAACCCTATCGCGTTCTTCTTTACTGCATTTCGCTAAATTATCTTTTGTCATATGATTGGGCCTTCACGACTAAAACTACAAAGGAATGATATGGCTATCAAGGCAAATGACGTAGAAATTCTTCACCGTTACGCTCAAGGAGTGATGGAGCGTTCAAATCATCACGCAAAAAATGTAGGCGTGATCGCCTTAACTCTCATTGGTGGGGTCATATGGAAAGCTGCACCTGGGTCGATTGAAATAAAGACTTACAGTGGTAATCTTGCTAACGTAGTTTGGTGGAGAAGCGAAAGCAGCTTGAAAAACTATGCTATTTCATATAATCATGATTCTCTAGAAATAGAAATTAGGGAAAACTCTGTAAAAGGAGATGTACTGCATAGTTTGTCTAATGAAACCAAGCCTGAGCAGGTTCTAGCATGGTTATCCGTTTTATGAGGAGTGGTGCTTTCATTTAAATACGGCCTAGCCATCATCGCTTCCATTCTATATTTCATCGTTGCGGGTTGAAAACTCAACTTCCCCTCCAGCTTCTTCAATGGCCTTAAATACCTCACTGGCAAAATAAAAAAGTGAGTGGCCGTAGCGATCCGCGCTTCTGCTTGGTTCCCTTAGCGTAACGATGAATTTTGGTTCAATGCTTTTGGTTTCTTTGCTCATGCTGCACTTTCCTCTTGAAACTTATCATCAACATTCTGGAAAGGCTCGCATGAAGCGGTGCAGCCATCGCCGTCGTCAGGGTTGGATTTGGTCAGGTAAATAAGCCGTTGCCGGTCTTCCAACCTTGCTTCTGCTATTAGCTGATCTGTATCTCTCTTACCGCGCCACCAATTATGCCCCTCGCGAGCCTTCACCATCCCATGTTTAGTCTCCATCTCACGATTCCATGCAAACCACTCAGGATGTTCGTGAGCAATCAGAAACAATTTGGCGTTGCTCTTTTTGAAGCAAGTCACGCAGTTGCCGTAATGGGCAGGTATGTTGAGCTTGAACGGCATTTCATCCCAGAAGTCATTAACATCTGCCTTGGTAAACGCTCCCCAGTGACACAGTGGGTAGACAAGGTTGTAGCGTTTAGTGGAGTCCTTTTCCATATCCGCGCGCTGAGGTTCATCAGCACGCATTCCGATAGCCGTCTTTGCACTCCATCCGCGGCAAGCCAGTCCAGCTGCTCGCATCCATGATCTTATGGTCTGTGTTTTGAGGTAGTCACTGCATTTCTGACGAGATATGTTGGGTATGCCCTCTACGCTGATGAGCTGCTCAAATGGTTCGCCGTTCCGTGAAGCCTTTTCGAAATTTACAACACGATGCTGCATGCCTACGCCGTGGACGGGGCTGGTAATTCCTTCCAGCCACACAAGATTTAGACCGAATAGCTTATCTACCTTGTTAGCAAAGATAAGCGTTTCTTCGTGCTCTCGCCCGGTATTAGCAAATACAAAATGGAATTCGAAGGCCTCGGAATAATTCTGCAGAAGGAAGTCGCACAGGAACGCTGATGACTGTCCCCCCGAAAAGCTCACGACCATAGGTTCTTTCATGTCATCTCCTGTGCCGCTGAGCGGCCTGATGTGCAAAACATCGCTGAGCGCAGGCAACAAAAAACCGCCCGAAGGCGGCTTATAATATTGATCAGATCAATCATCGTAACCGGCAACCTGACGCAGCGTCCGCTTAGGCGAATCACCAGGTCGGCGGGGATGGTTTTCATGATTGCTGCTTCGGATGGATGCAACAACCTGCAGAGTTAAGCGAAGGGTTTCCGCTTTTTCAATCGAAAGAGGACTAAGCTCACCTTTGTCGATCATGTTGCTGATATCTTTCAGCATATCTTCTGCATAACTGAGGTAATCGTCTTCTTCGATGACCTTCTGGTGGAAAACTTCATCTAGGTTAGTGAGGTTTTCTTTCAGCAAGTCTACCTCTGAGTTGATGCGGGTATTTTCTTCATACAGCTCTTCATACGCTGCCTGGTTTTGTACTGCCTGATCAGCCATTTCCTTCAGCTGGTTTACGCTATCGATAGCCTGTTGTGCTAATTGAGTTGTGTCAGCCATATTTTGATTCCTTTTATATGAAATTAATAAATCGAATTCTATTGGCCTACAGCGATTAAAACCATTTATCGTCAGTAGGTTATGTGCTTAACTCACATAGACACATTACGATCTAACAAAGATAATTAACAGCTAAATACTGTTTATGTGTACAGTATTTTTGTGTCATAAATTTGGCTTAGTGCCCGTGATAACTTTGCTTCGCTCTTCCAGAAAGCGTATACGGCTGCGGCTGGCGCACTGTCGTACAGACTCATATGAGCGGTTTAGTCGCCGGGCTATAAGTTTGGGTGGGATAGTGGCTGCGAGTTCTTTCAGAAGGCCTATCTCATCGGGTGACCAGCGGCGGCCTAAGGTTAATTGATTGCCGCGACGCCGGTATTCAGATAATTGCATATCTTCTCCTGTGATTAGCTAAGCGCCTCTTCAAGCTCCGCTTTGCGAAGCAGATATACGTCAGTTGCCTTATCCAGCTCTGCAGGCGTGCCGGCCAGTACCTTTGCAGCGTATTTGTAGAACTTATCCAGGCTCGTTAGCGACTCAGCGCCGCTGGCTGCTTCGGTGAAGTCGGCAAGCAGCTGATCCGGAGTACGCGTCTGTTCGCTGGTGGCTGCGGGGTTCACCTCCCGCTCTTGCCGTGGTTCCTGCTGAGCATTCGGCTTGCTGTTGATCAGGTTATTCAGCTCAGCACGACTGCGCGCCGGGGTGACGTCGCGTTCTGCACGCTGAGTCGGTTCAAATTCGTCAGGCGTATAGACGCCGAGGATCACATCAGGGCAATACAGCCGCGCCCAGTATTTCACTGCCAGATAGGCCAGCTGCTGCTTTGGTGCCGTCTTCCATAACGGGGAGTTTCGGGTAGTCACGAACTCCATATAAAGCGGCTCACCCCAGGTGATTTCTGTTTCACCACGAAGTACCGCCCCGACGCGCACGAACAGGCCGCGCTCATTATTCGCGTTTGCAGCGCCTGGTTTGAACTTCTCCCAGTCGCCGCCGTATTCGTATTTGAAACGACCCTGAACGGCTGTTGAGCTGGTAATCACCGCGTTGACCAGCTGCGCCTCATAACCCAGCGTGCCGTTAACCAGGTGCGTTTTCTGCGCCACTGCATAAGGGTTCATGCCCCACTGGGCAGCCTGCAGAGCGATAGCCAGGCAGTCAGCTGGCTTACCCGCAAGGTGCTGCGGGACGGTGGCCTTGCCCTGCGCCATGACCTCCGCAAACGCCTGCAGTTTCTGCAGACCGGTCGGGCTGAAAATGGCGGCTTTAGTGTCGGCCTCGTTCACCGGCGACTGCATAATTTCGTTGCTCATACGTTATCCTTTCTCTTTGCCCAGTCCGGGCGCGTGATTTCTTCAATGCCGCCCCAGCTGCCGGACTGCATGCATTCGCGATAGGCGGCAAGGTCGCGGCGAAACAGGTCGTAGCCCACGGCCACGTCATCCTCACCAAGCTGGAACACCCGAACCGGGTACCGGCCGCAGTCGATCGACTCGCTGACGGCGATGAAAACGAAAAGTGGATATTCGCCGAACTGTTTGCTGAACCCCTCCCGGTAGTAGGCGTCCTGGACGTGATAGCGGAACTCTTCAACGTGGCGGGCGAAGCGGCTCATATCGGCCACCTTTTTGACGTCCACAATCACCGGCTGCTGAGACAGAAACTTGTCCGGCCGGATGCGGCACAGCTCGCCGGTCTGGTCGTCATTCCAGTAGATTGACGCCTCTTGGTGGCCTTCTGCCTCAAGCAGCCAGCGGGCGGCGGGATGGGCGAGGGCGCTGGCGCGCATCAGTCTCAGTTTGCGGCCCTGTTCGGCATCCATAACCGCCATGCCCATGCTTTCACAGTCCTTTAGAAAGGCTTTCTCGTTCGCCTTGCCTTCAGTGGTCCGGCGGTTGAACTCCGGCGCCACGATAAAGCGGTTATCAAACTCCTCTGGCTCCAGCAGCAGGCAGTGCAGGGCTGTTCCCATGTCCAGCGCTGCTTTCTTCTCTTCATCCTCCGGCGCGCTTTTGCGCCACTGGAAAATTGCAGGGTTAATTGCAATGTCGTCCAGTTGCGATTTGCTGATGCCGGCACCGGAGTGATAAGCCTCGTTGCTGATGTCGTAGTAAACGCCGGGCTGCATCACGCCACCTCGTCATAGCTGTGCTTGTGCTTCCAGATATCAATCGCCCGCTCGCGCTTAGCCGCAGTGATCATCATGTCCCGCATGAATGCGTCAGCAGCTATTTCGAGATCGTCATCGATGTCAAACATGCCCATGGCTTCGTGATCGAAGTGGCGCAGCATAAACGCGCACGCCGGTGCAACGATCGGGCTGATACTGCGCTGAGCCATGATTTCGTCAACGCGGGTTGCGATAATCTCCAGCTCCTCATCCGGCAGGCTGTCAGCTATCTGCTGAACCTCTTTGCCGTCTTTTTCATACAGGCGAAATTTCATTTGCGGTCTCCCATAATCAGACGCTGCAGAAACAGATTGATGAAGGTGAAGCCGTTCGACTTTTCCAGCAGCTGCGCGCGCTGGCGCTCAAAGTCATCCTGGTGTTTGCGGTATTGATCCGCCGGGGCAGTCTTTCTCACGGGCGTGTCTCCTGCGATACCACTTCAACCAGACGCTCCCACAGCTGCTGCAGGCGGCTCTTGGGACGCCAGTGCAGAACGTCTGCGCCTGATAAACGGAATGCGAACTGGTTTACTACGGGTGTGACGGTTTGAGAGCTACCCATGTGGGCAGCCCCAGCAGTTGCAAATTGCATGGGTAACTCCTGGTGTTGGTTGGTGAGTAGATCAGTAAGTGATAGTGGTATGAGGGATCAGGCCGTCTTTGAGAGCTACGAGCGTTGCGATAGCGTCTTCACGTGTCAGCCCCGCATTGGCCATCAGGGCATTAACTACGGCAGTGCCGACTGCTTTCCGGTGAGCCTCATTGGCAGCTCGCGCTGCAGCTTCATCTGAAATGCGCTTCTCTTCAGCCAGACGTGCGCTTTCGGCTTCTCTGGCCCGCTGCTGTTCAGCTTCAACAGCAGCTTGCTTTTCACGTTCTGCCTGCTCCCGTGCTTCCTGAGCCAGGCGAGCTGTGCGCTCCTGAGCTTCGCGGGCTTCGCGTTCTGCACGCTGCTGTGTCTCGATACGCTCACGCTCTGCCTGTTCAGCTTTTGCTTTCAGTTCGGCTTCACGACGTGCGGCCTCATCTCGCTCACGTTGTGCGGCCTGTTCCGCTTCGATGCGGGCCTGCTCAACAGCCTGCAGACGGATAGCCTCTTCATGAGCAATGCGCTGGCGCTCGGCTTCTGCCGCCGCTTCCCTTGCGTCCCGATCAAATTTTTCATTCAGGAGCAGGGCGACCTCATGATCTGCAGCCAGTTTTTCTGCAGCTGCTTTATCATGGGCTGAGTTCATTTCCAGCGCTTCCGCATGCCAGGCATTCATCTGCTCTTCAGCTTTGATGCGCTCCTGTTCTGCTTCCCATTCAGTAAGAGGCCTGCGCGTCTCATCGCGGAGAGCATCGCAGGCATCAACGAATCGCCGGATTTCCGCTTCTGCAGGCTTCACAGCTTCTTTAAGCTTCTTCAGGTAGTCACGGCCCGGTTTTTCCACGGCTGTTTTGCTGCGTGACACCTGCGCTGCCAGAGAGGCAATACGGGTCCGGCCCTTTGCCGTTGTAAGGTCAGGCACCTCATTCACTGAGGCGCGAATCTGATCCAGAAATGCATCCAGACCATGGGGAACATAAAGCACCGGTGCCTGATCTGCCTCTACAACCAGAACGGCTGAATCTGTGGTTTCACTCATCGTTAACTCCGTTTTCAGGGCAAAAAAGTGCCCTGAACATTTCTGCCGGGGCCAGTAGATGGTGGTGAGTACAACTGGAATGCCTTCGCATGGAGGCATTGCGCTTGTACTAAGAAAAGTTGCCATGGAACGCTCTATCTGCTGCATAGACGCTGTTAATAAAAAGGCTGCGGGTTAGGCAGCCTCAGTAGTGACAAGAATCATCTTATCGACATTGTCCATATTTATTTTCAAAGCTAGAGCCTTCCACGCATTATCTTCACTCAGCGCTTTTACTTGATGACTCTCAATTTCTCCGAGCCTGCGCACGAAGAATGTGTATTTGGACATATGGGGATCACCTCGCCGTTACGTTGTCTTTTGATTTGCGATAGCCAATAAAAAACCCGCCTGAGCGGGTTCTGCTATGACCATTTCTTTTTTGGATTTCGCTGATGTGCGTGGTTGACAACCTTGTGTATTGCATCACACCCATCGGTAGAAATATCTCCCGAATAAAGACGGAAGTTGATAAATGTTTTCGTAGCCCTGATGCTGGGAGACGCAGCATCTCTCCCCGCAATTAACTCTGCCTTCCTGATAATGGGATCATCATAACTAGGAACTTCATGTCCAGACGATTTCAGGTCTCTTAATTTTTTCATCCTTGCGGCCCTACGGCGGCCCTTTGATGTCCTTTGTCCAATAGATTTACCGTAAGAAATATCTACCACTTCTTTTTGCCATCCCTTGCGTGAGCATGGTTTACGACTCGATACATCACATCCTCGTGTGGAATGTCTTCTTGCTTCTCATGGTCGCGCGGAAGTGATGCTGACAATGCCTTTTCGACCCTGTCTTGTGCTTCATGCACTAAGTTAACTTTGTGTGTGTCGTCTGGCGTAGCTTTAATGCCGACTAAAGTGGGGTTTTCCTTTTTCCACTCTTGTTGCTTAAGCTTCCTGCGCTCTCTTCGTTTTTCCTGAGAGTTCATCGTGCGGTCACTCCAGAGGTTTTGCGATGACCAGCATTATAAAGCGGATCGATGCTTCCGCCACGATAGTTAGCACCAGTAGCTGACATGATGCTGCGCTCATTCTCCCGGCGTGCATGACGACGCGCCCGGCAGCGTTCTCTTGCATTCATATAGACTCCTTAGTTGTCCGGCTCAGGCCGCTATTCAAACGACCTGAAACTGACATTTTTCACACCAGACGCCTTCTCGGCATAAGGTGGTACAACACCAGATTGTTAAAGAGCAAAAGTCCGTTTACTTGTTCGCCAGCGTCTTGCTGATGGAGTAAATATATCCAAAGCTATTATTACTGTAAATAGCCAAAGATATATATTTATAGCTTTGGTGATTTTCATATTGATTCCTAAAGGAATTTATTTTTGTTCAGACGAAAAAAATCCCGCCGAAGCGGGATCATTTAAGACTTTTGCGTTTTGGTTCAGCCTAACCTTTTGTAGTCAACGGACTGACGGAGAAGCACTTTTGCCATGATATGGAACTCTCCCTCGTCACTCTCCTCAATGAACCACTCTTTATAGCGCTGGTTATCCGATAGGACTGCAAGGCGATGCTTCTGCATCTGGAGGCGCTTTACGTGCATTGTTTTGCCAAACACGAAAACATATACGCCGTCGCCATCAAAATGGGTTACGGCAAGGTCTACAAAAATCTGATCACCCGGCTCAATGGTTCCCTCCATGCTGTCGCCGCGCACGGTGATGACTTTGATTGTATCGGCAGGTCGTGGGCCAAATAATGCTTTAGCCTGCTCATTGGTGTATTCAATAGCTCTTATGGTTTCAACGAATTCAGTAGACACAAGATAACCATCCCCCGCGCTAGCTTGGACATCCAATACATCTACACGATAGTAGTCAGGTTCCGCCAGTCTCTCTTTTTTAGGGATGTGGATCTGAGGGATGCCCCTCATCTCACCTTCGCCTGAAGAGAGCCATTCAGGGCTCACTTCGAGAACCTTCGCTATCTCATAAAGCTTTCTGGTGTTTTTAGTAATACCTTGCGTCAATTTCCATACACTTGGCTGGGCCATTCCTACAGCTTCAGCTAAGGACGCTTGAGTATGTCCGCTTGCCCTCATGGCAGCGTTAAGTCTGTCTGCAAAAGTCATTTTAGATTTCCCTTTTGTCCTCCCTGAAAGATATAGCCATAGATATTATTCATCAAATAACCAAAGCTATTTACTTATCGGATAGCTTTGGCTATTATTGCAATAGCCAAGCAAAGCAGGAGCTATTTTATGGTCAATAAAGCTATTAAGCGGGCTATTGATATTGTAGGCAGCCAGCAGAAGTTAGCTGATGCATGCCTCGTCAAGCAGCCCTCAGTTTGGGCTTGGTTGCATGGGAAGAAAAAGGTGTCCGCCGAGAATGCAAAACGCATTGAGAAAGCCACCGATGGAAAGATCCAAGCTTACCAGGTACGCCCCGACTTAACCGACCTGTTTCCTCATCCGAACCAGGCAGCGTAAGTAACACCGCTCTTTACACAATATGAACTCTCACCCTATGCCGCGAAGGTGTCTGGTGAACAATCCAAGTGACTAGCTCGCTGCAAAGTCACGCAAGTTTTTCAACGAAAGGAATATTACATGATTGAAATTACAAGCTATCGCAAGAAAGCGAGAGAAATTGAAGGCCAGCTGCTGAACAAACTGGCAGAGCTAGGTCAGGGCCCGCTGGCAAAAGTCATGGGTCTGGATGAGGCGGCAGTAAGCCGCATGAAGCGCCCGTCAGGAAAGCAGCGTCACAGCTTTTTCCAGATGATGAGTCTGGCTATGGCCTATCTGGATGTGGTGTCGCCGGAGTCTGAAGTGGCGAAGAGGCTGCTGAGAATTGAGGAATTACTCACCAAAGAAAAAGCCCCGAGCTGCGCGAACAGCTTCGAGGCCTGATGCGAAATGACTGGATCAATTCACAGGAGTAATTATGAGTAGTTTATCACTGTATTACAAGGGCAAAGAGAAGAACGGCACGGATACCACGGTGCGTAAAACGTTCCTAGTTCCACTGTCAGAGTTGTATGTCGAACCCGGCTATAACGTTCGTGATATCGATCAGCAGCACGTCGAGGAATTCCGCGACGCATTTATTGCCGGCGAATTTGTGCCGCCTCTGGCAGTGCAGGTGACAGGCGATCGGGTCAAAATCATCGACGGTCATCACCGCTATCACGGTGCCCTGATGGCTACTAAAGCCGGTCACGAAATCCCTCGCCTTGAGTGCAAAGACTTTACCGGTACCGAGGCCGATCGCATCGCTTTCATGGTTACCAGCAGTCAGGGTAAGCCACTGACTGCGCTTGAGCGTGCCGCAGCGTATCAGCGCCTGTCTAATCAGGGATGGTCAGTAAGCGAAATCGCCAGCAAGGTTAAGCGCTCGGTCGCTGATGTTGATCACCACCTTCAGCTGCTGACATGTGGTGATGAGCTGATAGCTATGGTCAAAACCGGCGAGGTAGCAGCAACGACCGCTGTTGCTCTGGCGCGTGAGCACGGTGCCAATGCTGGCGCTATTGCAACTGAGCAGATGGGCAAGGCTAAGGCCGCTGGTAAGAAAAAGCTCTCACGCAGCGCAGCAATCCCGCTGTTCAGTGCTGCAAAAGCCCGCCGCCTGGCTGAGCTGCTGGTGGGTGCTGAGATGTCCGGAGAAGCCGGTAACGCACACCTGGTGCTGGCAGAAGGAACGGCAGAAGAGGTAGGGCAGATCATTGCTGACTATCGCGCCGGGTCGCCTGGCAGGTGGGAGGAGTCGTGAATCTTGCATATGAAAACGTAACACCAATCAGGCCCGAACTACGGGCCGTGGAGCGTCGCGTGGCAGATCTGGAGGATGGTTACACGCGCATCGCCAATGAACTGCTGGAGGCTGTCATGCTGGCCGGAATGACACAGCATCAGCTTCTTGTTTTCATGGCCGTCATGCGCAAAACATACGGCTTCAACAAGAAGGTTGACTGGGTTAGCAATGAGCAGCTATCTCAGCTTACAGGTATGTTGCCTCACAAGTGCTCAGCTGCAAAAAGCTCTCTCGTAAAGCGAAATATCCTGACGCAGGAAGGGCGCTTAACAGGGATAAATAAAGAGCTGAGCCAGTGGATAAATGAGCCTTACCCGAAAAAGGTAAACTTACCCGAATCAGGTAAGAAAACATTACCCGAATCAGGTAACGGGTCTTACCCGAATCGGGTAACCACAAAAGACAATATTACAAAAGACAATAAAGACAGTAATTCTACGTCAGAGAATTCTGTCGAATCCCCTGACACACCTCCGGCAAATCTTCCTGCTCTTCGTCCTGAAGCAGCAGTCCAGACCCCGAAGGGGGACAAGTGGGGAACCGAAGACGACCTGAAAGCGGCGGAGTGGATTTTCAAACGCGTGCAAATCGTCTCACCTAACGCCCGCCAGCCTAACTGGCCCGCCTGGTCAAACGACATCAGGCTGCTGCGCACGGCCCTGCAGGTCACACACCACGATATCTGCGAAGTATTTCTCTGGGCCAGCCGCGATCACTTCTGGCAGTCGAACGTGCTCAGCCCCGCGAAGCTGCGCGAGAAGTGGGACACCCTGAAAATTCAGATGAACCAGCCAAACCGTAACCGGGCGGCGCCAGCGGAGCAGCAGCCAGCTGCACACTGGAACAGCCAGGAAGCATGGGAGAATTTCATATGAGACATCTCGTAGCGGCAGTAAGCAATCGCGACAGCAGTGCGCTGGCCCGCATGGCCGGTGATGCACCGCAGCCGGCGGATCGTCGCCTGCATCAGGAGGTCGAAAAGCTGATGAATGAGTTTTTCGACGGACTGAAACAGGTCTTTCCCGCCTCAGTCAGCACCGCCTGGCGGACTCCGGCAGACGAAGCCGCCGCCAAACGCCAGTGGATCGCCGCCTTTGCGGAGAACGGCGTGACCAGCAAGCAGCAGCTCTCTGCCGGTATGCGGCAGGCGCGCGCCAGCGGCTCACCGTTCCTGCCTTCTCCGGGCCAGTTCATCAGCTGGTGCAGGCAGGGCGCTTTTGCCGCTGCGGGGCTGCCAGACGAAGACACGCTGTACGGCATGGTGATGACCTACTGCGCGAAACGCGGCGACTACGCATCCCCGGAGCAGTATCCGTGGAAGAACAACGCCGATTACTGGATGGTCACCGGCCTGTACAGTCTGATGCGCGCTAACAACCTGAGTGAGTCAGAACTGCGCATCAGGTGCCGCTCTGAGCTGCGCAAAATGTCCGAACGGATCGAGGCCGGCGAAGACATCCCGGAACCGCGTAAGCAACTGCTGAAGCTTTCCATCCCGTCCACCAGCGAAAAGGCGATGGAAGGTGTGGCCCTGCTGCGCGCCATGCTGAAAGCAAAACGGAGTGCATCATGACTCAGGTTATTCAGCTGTATATCGAAACCCCGCTGTTGCGGCAGGCACGCAACCTGACAGAGTCCATCATCAGCCTGGCTAAGGTCTCCGGCCTCACGCCCGAGCAGTTTCAGTCTCACCTGCGGGCTATCGATCTGCTGGCGCGCGAGGTGCATGACCTGATTGTTGATGCTGAGTTTGAACAGGAAGACGATCGGGAGAAGGTCAGTGGACATACCGAAAGCGGGCATACGCCTACATAAATCAAACTTCATAGCCATCGGGCAACAGCTTCAGCCACTGCTCGAATCCGGCGAATGCTACCGGCTTACCCTTAAGCCGTGGAAAGAAAAACGCAGCCTCTCTCAGAACGCACTTAGCCACATGTGGTACGCCGAAATCAGCGCCTACCTGATTAAGTCCGGCCGCACCGATGCAACGCCCGAGTGGGTAAAGCGCAACCTCAAGCGCACGTATCTGGGCTGTGAAGCCATCACCTACACCGATTTCATCACGGGCGAAAAGTCCACCACCTACGAGCCCCGGCACACCGCCGATCTTGATACCGGAGAGATGTATTTCTTCCTGAATCAGGTTGAGAGCTGGTGCATGCAGTTTGGGCTGGTGCTCACGGTCCCGCATGACTCGGAATATCAGAAACTGAAGGACAAACAAAATGGGTAGACCAAACACCTGGACACAGCAGGAAATTGACTACATCGAGCGTGTGGCCGGAAAGGTTCCGCCGCAGGTTATGGCCGACGCGCTTAATAAACCGCTCAGCACCCTGAAAACCAAAGCCACCGTTCTGGGGCTGGGCTTAAACGTACCGAAACACATTCTTGAGAAGCACTGGCCGGAGTATCTGAAGAAAAAGGAGGGCAGCCATGCGGCAAACGTGGTTCACCCATGACCCTGTAGACACCGATACCGCCAACGAACTCCTTCACCGATATGCTGCCCGCAACATCCAGACCCAAAAAACGCTCGCCACCGATCCCCGCCTGTGGCTGGTCAGCGCGCTGCTGCCTGAAAGCAAACGAGAACCACGGAGAGATTACACCTATGAGCAGAGATACTGGCAGTAAGCGCTGCTGCCGCTGCCACACCATCCTCACCAGCGAGGACAAATATCACCACGGCATATCGTGCTGGAAGTGCGAAGAGGACCTGTTCTATGCAGAGAAATTCGACTACTTCCCTCTGATCTGCGCCTGGCGATATGCGGGCTATCAGGTGCGATGGCTGAAGTGCGTCACCGGGCACCTCATGGGTCTGCTGCTGCGTGGCATGCGCCGATGTGTAGTCGCATGTCGATCCGGGCTGAAACATCAAAGGAGGCAACGATGAGAAAACCCAGGCGCCGATGCAAAAATCCTGACTGCCGTAAATGGTTCCACCCAGGCTTCCAGAATCACTGGTGGTGCAGCGCAGACTGCGGAACCGTAATAGCAATGGCGAAGAGGGAGAAAGACCGGCAGAAAGCGATACAGGAAGCAGAGCGACGACGCAAAGCAGAAACCCAGCAGGAAAAGCGCCACACCAAAATCCGCAAGTTAGCAGTACAGCCCCTCAGTTACTTCCATAAGCAAGCCCAGACAGCTTTCAACGCATACATTCGCACCCGCGACGCCGGGCAGCCGTGCATCAGCTGTGGCCGCGATACGGGCGCGAAAATGAATGCGGGCCATTACCGCACTGTTGGCGCCAGCAAAGAAACCCGTTACGACGAAACCAACTGCCACCTCCAGTGTGAGCACTGTAACTCGTATCTGTCCGGGAACATTGGCGAGTACAAGCCACGACTCATTGCCAAAATCGGCCAGGCTGCTTTCGATCGCCTGATGGGACCGCACGAACTGAAGAAGTGGACGCGGGAAGAGTTGCAGGAACTGGCGGCGCACTACCGACAGAAAACACGCGAACTGATTAAGCAGAAGGAGGCAGCATGAGCCTTGAAGCAACTGTGAGATACCATTTTCCAAAGGGGCAGAACTTCAGCGGAACAGCGCCGCAGACCTCGCCTGACACGCTTACCGGCACCGACTATATCGCAGCCATGGGGATGACGCAGAGTCGTGCCCCACTAGGTTACAGCGCTTTCATGGGGAAGGTGGGAGTAAGTGAGAACGACGCCGCACGCGCCGTATCCCTGTTAACTGAGTATGCACTTCAAACCTGCGACAGGGTTCCAGCCTTTCGCAAGCTCGACGCTGATATTAAATCAGCCGTTATGCAAACACTCGCAACTTATGCCTACATGGATTATTGCCGCAGCGCTGCCAGTGTGAAGCCCTGCGATTGCTGTGCTGCGAAAGGGTTTATCGAAGCCGATGTGTTCTCCATGAAATCGCCACTGTCCGGCGGCGAGGCCAGGAACGTCAAAGAGACCGTGCGCGTGCTTTGCAAGTCGTGCAAAGGGAAGGGTGTGCTCACATCATCCTGCCGTGACTGCAACGGGCGCTGTAAGGCGATTGATCGCAAACAGACTGAGCTGCAGGGCGTACCTGTGTATCGGGACTGCCGGCAATGTAACGGGCGCGGATATGAAAGGATTCCCGCTGCGGAAGCTTTTCGTGCAATCAGTGATGTCACCGAATCAATCAGTCTTGCTACCTGGGACCGGAGTGGAAAGCCATTTTACGATCAGCTGATTGTGAAAATTGAAGCGGAAGAGTCATGGGCGAATGCATCACTCAATAAAGTGACCGGGTAAATGCTCAATCAAGTAGCTCATTATTTTATCGTGAGCTATTTACTTTTCAGGAACACAGGGTTATGCTTCTCAACAGTTGAAGTTGCGCGCTGTTGTTTAGTGCGATGAAAAATACAAGTTCCATCACTCTGTGATAATTAGAAAGCCCTCCGGACTCACCATCCGCGAGGGTTTTTTGCATTTCTGTACAACGGATAAGCCTCTAGCTTGGGGGTTGCCTGACAGTTTACGTGTGCTGTGAAGCAGAGGCTTTTAGTCGTGCTGACCAAGCAGAAAATCTGTTTTTGGCCTGAAATCTCATAAGAATTATCTGATAGAAAGATGTTGAAATCTTAAAAATTTCCCTTATCATTCGATGCAATTGAATATGTAAGGAAATTTTAATGATCCCTAAAAGGACCTATGCAGTGCCAGTTTTGGTACTTGCAGCGATCATTGCAGCTTATGCAATCGTTAAAGATAATGATTCAAAGCCCGGCTTTGTGGCTAATGCTGAAAAATCAACCAATAACTTTTTGCAGTATACATACGGCGCAGGAAAGTGTGCTGCGCAAGCCAGTGAATCTGAATCGTGGGATATGGTATGCAGTTATCAGCACGATACCCAAGTGGTCACTTACGTTGTACAGCCTTTAGCCGACGCGTTTCCTGAGGAAAGTAACAAATTCCATCTGATAGCTACGAATGAACTGGCAAAAAGAAGCGCCACTACTGGTCTTACAAAGTATTTAGATATCGATGTTGAGAAGATGTAAAGCACGCATCTGCTTGGCAATAGGGCTCACTTCGGTGGGCCCTTTTTCGTTTTCGCCCCGCCAGTCAAAGCGACCTCAAATTTATCCGTAGTGGCGGCGGGCGTCTTTTCTCCTGACTACAAACAGCACCTGTCCGCATTGGGAGGTGTCTATGAGCATTCAAACTATGAGCAAACTTGTTACTGGCGTTGCCCTCGGCACGTCCGGGGGCACCATCCTGAACGGTGTGCTCACCAAACTGAGCCCTGATGAGTGGTCGGCCATCGGCGTGCTGGCGGGTATCTTCGGTATCGTCATTACAGGGCTCATCAACTGGTACTTCAAACGCAAGGTCGCCAACGCTCAGGTAAAAGCGCTTGAGAAATATGGCCCGGCCGTAAAAGTTGGAGATGACTGATATGGCTATGTCATGGAGCCTGCGTAAAAAGCTGGTAGCTGCTGCGGGTGGCGGGGCGATGTTTATTGCCACCGTATTTCTCGGCGGTAAAGACGGCGCTGAAGGTCGTGCCTATGAGCCTTACAAAGATGTGGCCGGAGTCTGGACTGTCTGTGACGGGCATACGGGTGCCGACATCATTAAGGGTAAAACATATACTGACCGCGAATGCAATCGGCTGCTGTGGAATGACCTGAAGCCTGTAAAGCAAGTTGTTGACTCCATGGTCAAGGTGCCGCTAGATGAATATCCACGCGCTGCTCTTTACAGTTTCACCTACAACGTCGGCACATCTGCATTCTCTAAATCCACACTGCTGAAGAAGCTTAACAAAGGCGACCAGGCTGGCGCGTGTGAAGAACTGCGCCGCTGGGTATATGCCGGTGGCATGAAGTGGAAGGGCTTGATGAATCGCCGGGATATGGAGCGCTCATTGTGTCTGGCGGAGAGTGCCGATGACCTTAAAGGCTAAGCTGCTCGCTGCAATCGCTCTGCTGGTTCTGCTTGCGATCGCCACCTCGACTGCATTCGCGCTCTACTACCGCGGCAATGCCATTGACTACAAGGCGCAGCGTGACACCGCGGCCGGTAATCTCAAGCTGGCGAATGACACTATCACCGATATGCAGACACGCCAGCGTGATGTGGCCGCACTCGATGCGAAATACACGAAGGAATTAGCAGATGCTAAAGCCACTATTGATCAGTTGCATGATGATGTTGCTACTGGCAAGCGCCGGTTGCAGCTCAACGCCACCTGCGCAAAGCAATCCACCTCCGGCACCACCAGCCTGGATGATGCAGCCAGCGCCCGACTTATTGAGTCCGCTCAACGGGATTATTTCACCCTCAGAGAGCGAATCGAAATCGCCGGAAAGCAAATAGCTAGCTTGCAGCAGTACATCAAAGAGCAATGCTTACGATAGGTATTGCAAAAAAAATGGCTCTCGCCTTGAGAGCCAAATCACGTGGTAGGTAGCTTCGTTATTATTTGCAAACAGCTAAAGCCTAGCAGGCATCTGTAAGTCAATAAGCGTAAGCGGCAGGAATAATCGATGTGATCATCGTAAGGCGCATCGAAACAATACGAGGTTTTGAAAATGTATGTATAAAATATTACTGAGGCTAAAACCGAAGGATACATACATGAAAAAATTAAGTATTGCTGCATTAATACTGACTATGCCATTACTGGCCAAGGCAACGGAGGGACCCTACCTGTTTGATTTCGCGGCTGGTAAGGAAACAGGTAAAGCTTACAAGTCACTAATCGCTAAACAGGGGCTTCCCGGATGGGTAAAAAACGGCGGGACCAGCTCTCCGGCTGACATAATTACCCTCCGGGGAGAAAGGTTTTACGCGCTGTCAGGCTGCAAGCCTCACAACTGTCCCGCTCAGTCGATAGCAGTTTTATACTCTCTTGATAAGGGAAATATTTACGGTGTCTACTCTGAATTTGATGTGACCACTGCAAAGCAGTCTCTCAAATGGATGAATGTTGATCCGGTCGACTCAAGAGATATAAAGAATGCGCTGTTTGGCAGGTTGTGATTCAGTCAAAGAGCTGCAATTCATACAGTTTTTCAACAGCCACCGGGCGGTTTTTTATTAGCCTCACAAGGTGCTTTCTGACCAGAGCGCCTGATGATGAGGCATGCCGGCATGTAACTTTCCCTATGAGTAATTGAGTGATATAAGAAATCAAATTACTTGCATGGAAGCCATAATGAAAATATCGCTCTGTTTAGCCCTTATCGTGCTGCTGGCTGGTTGCCAGGCTAATCCGCAGTCTCAGGCCAGACTAAAAGCTAAGCAGTCTGCTAAATTCCCCACTGCGGTTGAGATGAAGAATCAATGTGAGTCGCAAACTCCTGAGGGGAAAGCAGACAGAGATACACTTGTTTGGGTATGCCAGTTTGCTTCTGCCATACAACATCGCCTCTTTGATATTGATTTATACCGTGGCAAGACCTGCATTCTGCAAGTCACGCAGCCATTGGGTCAGCAGCCTACGGATGTGATGGTGCTCGATGGAAACCAAAAGCTTTGTACTGCAGCAGTCGAAGCTATAAAGGGAGCCATAGAGTCAGAAACATTCCCTATGCGCCCGAAAAGCATGAATCAAGTCATACCAGTCCGTTTCGCGCCGCAGTAATCTAACAACAGTTCTTCAGGTGTCTTCAGCTGATGAGTCTCTCCGATAAGGGATAACGGTTAGCCACGCTGTGAAGCATTGCAAAGCTGTGAGATAAATTTGCTTCACTCGGATTAATCCTAAGGTTAATGTGTAGTCTCCTTAAACATTCGGAGATTGCAATGAAAGACGGACTTTACCAAGTGAGCTTTAAGAGTAATCAGCAGGACTTCGGTGTTGGCATTGTTACTGTTAAGGATGGAAAGGCTAACGGTGGCGATTATGCATACTTTTACCAAGGTGATATTACTGAAGAGTCTGCTCTGCTTAAAGTGACCAGGTACAATGATCAGGCCACCTCTGTTTTTGGCCCTATCAAAGAATTTCATCTTGAGCTAAAAGTTAAGCCTGTCATGGGTTACCACATCCTTGAGGGGCACATCCAAGGACAGCCAGGTATGCAAATTCAAATACATACAAGGTTGCTTGCGCCTTTGGTGTAATAATAAATAATTTAATTAAGCCGCCTCCGGGCGGTTTTTTATTGGAGTAAAAATGGCAAAGCTCACTGACAAGCAGGAGCTGTTTGCCCGTGAGTACCTGAAAGACCTCAATGCCACGCAGGCAGCTATCAGGGCGGGTTACAGCGAGAAGACCGCCAAAGAGGCTGGCTATGAAAACCTCACAAAACCTCACGTCCTTGAACTGGTAGCAGAGCTTAAGGCTCAGCGCGTAGAGCAGACGGGTATTGATGCGGCCTATGTGCTGCGCCGTTTGGTTGAAATAGACCAGATGGATGTGCTCGACATCATGACTGATGACATGAGCATCAAGCCTGTCTCTGACTGGCCTGCATCATGGCGTCGATACCTTAGTGGCTTCGATCTGGCCGATATGTTCGAAGGCCGGGGAGAAGATCGTGAGATGGTCGGCATCCTGAAAAAGATTAAGTGGCCGGACAAGGTCAAGAACCTCGAATTGCTTGGAAAGCATGTAACTGTCCAGGCATTCAAAGACAACGTTAAAAACGAATTGGTCGGGCCCAACGGTTTGCCGCTGGCAGCGCCTACGTTCGTTGTTAGCTTCGGAGCGGATGATGACAATAGCGGAGAAGAAACTTAGCTTCGCGCCCAAGTTCAAACCGCTCTTTAAGGCAATTCGCTACAAGGTATTCCACGGCGGTCGTGGCGGCGCTAAATCATGGGGCATCGCCCGCGCGCTGGTCATCATGGCCGCATCTAAGCGCCTTCGCATCCTGTGTACCCGCGAGGTGCAAAACTCGATCAAGGATTCAGTGCATAAGCTGCTGAAAGACCAGATTGAGATGCTGGGACTTAACCCATGGTTTCGCATCACCAATGAGACAATTTCCAGCGCCTGTGGCAGCGAATTCCTTTTCAAAGGGCTGCGCTTCGACCCGCTCGGTATTAAATCGACTGAGGGTGTGGACATCTGCTGGGTGGAAGAGGCGCAGTCTGTATCCGCCGACTCCTGGGACATCCTGATCCCGACCATCCGTAAAGAAGGCTCGGAAATCTGGGTATCGTTTAACCCCGGCGAAGAGAAAGACCCGACCTATCAGCGCTTCGTGGTTAACCCGCCTGAAGACAGCATTACGGTTGAGGTGAACTACTACGACAACCCGTATCTGCCCGAGACGCTCCGCAAAGAGATGGAGTACTGCAAACGGGTAGATTACGAGGCATACGAACATGTCTGGCTGGGCAAGCCAAAGTCGATATCTGAGGCGGTTATCTTCAAACAGCGCTACCGCGTGGAAGCGTTCCCGGATGACCTCTGGCAGCAGGCCGATCGGCTGTTCTTCGGAGCTGACTTCGGTTTCGCCAATGACCCGAGCACCCTGATCCGCATGTTCATGCTCGGCACCCGGCTTTATATCGAATATGAGGCATACGGTGTCGGCGTTGAACTGGATGAAATGGCGCAGTTTTACGACTCAATCCCCGAGGTGCGTCGCTGGCCGATTAAGGCAGATAACGCACGCCCCGAGACAATCAGCCATATTGGCAGGCAGGGATTCAGCATTGATGCGGCCGCCAAATGGAAGGGCAGCGTGGAAGATGGCATCACCTACCTGAAAGGGTTTGAGGAAATCATCATTCACGAGCGCTGTAAGCACACCGCCGACGAGTTCCGGCTCTACTCCTACAAAGTCGACAAGAAGACCAACGAAATTCTTCCGGTCATTGTCGATGCTCATAACCACTGCATAGACGCCATACGCTACGGGCTGGACGGTTACATTACCAGCTCTGACAGCCTTGGCACTTGGGCGCAACTTGGCAGAGGCTGAACATGTCCGAAACAGAAAACGTGTCGCAGCCTTTACCGACGCGTGACAGCTACGAAAACTTTGTTGCCCGCATGGGCGTTAACGAATCGAACCAGTCTGGCGCTGGCACCTACCGCAATAACTGGACTTCCCGTAACCGACTGCTGATTGAGCAGGCTTACCGGTCGTCATGGCTGGTGGGCGCTGGCGTTGATGCGATTCCCGATGATATGACCCGCAAGGGCGTGACCATCACCTCAAAGCTGGAAGATGGCCGCAAGAAGCAGCTCGATAACGCGTGGGATGAGATGGCGCTTTGGGAGGCGCTAAACGACACGCTGAAGTGGGCGCGGCTCTATGGCGGTGCTGTAGGCGTGATCCTGATTGACGGCCAGAACTACTCGACGCCTCTGCGCATTGACGCTATCGCGCCCGGCTCATTCAGGGGTGTGATGGTAATGGACAGGTGGATGCTCAACGCTACCACTGAGCGCCGCGTCACAGAACTGGGGCCGGATTTCGGCATGCCTGAGTTTTATCGCGTGGTGACATCAGCTACCGGCATTCCGCCTTGGCGCATTCATCACTCCAGGCTGATTCGCTTTGACGGCATTCCGCTGCCATATCAGCAGCGCCTGACGGAAAACGGCTGGGGAATGTCAGTGATCGAGCGTTGCTTCGATCGCCTGCTGGCCTTCGACTCCACGACAACCGGCGTTGCTCAACTGGTCTATAAAGCCCACCTGCGTACATACAGCATCAAGGACTTACGCAAACTACTGGCATTTGGTAAAGATAACGCCGCCTATAAGGGGCTCATGGCGCACATGGACATGATTCGTCAGTACCAGAGCAATGAAGGTATGACGCTTATGGACGCAGAAGATAAGTTCGAGGCGCACACCTATTCGTATGCCGGGCTGAGCGATGTGCTTGCACAGTTCGGACAGCAGGTGTCCGGTGCTTTCGGTATCCCGCTGGTCCGCCTGTTCGGGCAGTCGCCTGCCGGGTTCTCGACCGGCGATACTGACCTCGCCAACTATTACGACAACGTGTCGACCCAGCAGGAGCGCAAACTGCGCCGCCCGATCCGCAAGCTCTTCGAAGTGATGCACATGAGCCTGTTTTCTCAGCCGCTGCCGGATGATTTCGCATTCGAGTTCAACGAGCTGTGGCAGGTCTCTGACAAAGAGCGCGCGGAAATCGCTAATTCGGTCGTTGATGCCACCACCAAGGCGGTAGACGCAGGGCTTATGACCGATAAGGCCGGAGCGCTGCACCTGCAGGAAACGGCCCGCGTAACCGGCATGGGCGGAACAATCAGCGACGAGGATATTGATAATGCCAGTGACCTCCCGCCGCCGAGCGAGAAAGACATCAATAACGTCGAAGCCACCAAACCTGAAGCGCGCCGAGAGGCAGCTGAGAACACAGCTACGACAGATAGCGCAGGCGGTGGGCGCAATAGTCGAGGGTTCTTACGATGGTTCAAATGATAGCGTCACCGACATCATGGACAGACTGGAGCGTTACGCCGATTTGATTGAGCCATGGGCTGAGGCGGTATCGAATCGCCTCATCAGCACGCTGGAGATTGCTGATGATGCAATGTGGCGTGAGCGCTCCTATCAAATCTCCGCAGGTCTGCGTGACCTGATGGCTGGCAGTCAGGGGCAGGTAACACGCAGCATCATTGATGAGCAGGTGAAACTGTTTAAATCACTGCCGTTGCAGGCTGCCGATCGCGTTTACGACATTCACAACCAGGCGATTGAGGCAGTGGTGTCCGGTAAGCGCTCCAGCGCGCTGAAGCAGGAAATCATGCGCACCGGCGAAGTGACTGAAGCACGGGCCCGAACGATTGCCCGCACCGAGGTTGGCCGGGCATCAACTGCAATCACCCAGGCGAGATCAACCGCCATCGGCTCACGCGGCTATATCTGGCGCACAGCCGATGACAGCGACGTGCGCCATTCCCATAAACAGATGGAAGGCAAGTATGTTGATTGGTCAAAACCACCCACTCTGGACGGCATGACCGGGCATGCAGGCCAGTTTCCAAACTGCCGCTGCTATTGTGAGGTGGTTGTATAGAGTTTCATTTCTTGGCTGGTAAAAATAAGCTTAAGCCTGAGTGAATGATGAATAATCCCAAAGCTATTGTTAAAAATAAAGCAACATGAGGCCATTGTTCTTTAGGGTTTGAGTATATTGCAGTAAAAAGCGCATCAGCGGTATTTGATGCAATTGGAGATACAGCTGTTCCAAGCGTTACCAATCTAGCATTGCATTGTGTTCTGAATTTTCCTTTCCTGTCATATATCACTGTAATTAAAACGAAAATAGCATAAATGAAATTTAAAATAATCAATCCAGTATTTATCTGTCCAGCCTTAAGCAATACAAAGGCTAATACATAGGTAAGTGATGTAATGAATGCAACTGATACTGCCTTACATGTGTAACCTCTAAAAAATCTCATGTGGTTCCTTCCTGAAAGTTCATGTGAATGGTTAATAAAGCTTATAGAGAAGGCATATGCAATATTTTTTTATTACCCGCCTTGGCAACACTCGATATGAGATGGCTGATGGTTCGCTGCTGTGCAAAGACGTTCCGATCGCCCGCACCGGCGCGCAGGTTTACGACGAAAGCGAACTACCTGGCATTGTCGGTGATGACGATGGCGAGATTGTCGTCACGCGTGATGCTGACGAGGTATTCCGCCCCGAAACACTCGCTTCATTCGAAGGCATGGCCTTCACGCTGGGTCACCCTAAAGACATGGTAAATCCGGGCAACTGGAAAGAGCATGCGCATGGACATATCCAGAACGTTCGCCGCGGCACCGGCGACCAGTCCGATCTGATGCTATGCGACATTCACATCAAAACCGCCGAGGCCATTCAGCAGGTGATGAGCGGCCTTGAGCAGATCTCTATGGGCTACGACGCCGACTATGAGCAGAAAGGCCCGGGTCAGGCGCGGCAGTACTCAATTATCGGTAACCACTGTGCTGGCGTCCTCAATGGGCGTGCAGGCATTCGCTGTTCAATTGGAGATAGTATATCAATGGCAAAGAAAACACAGGGCTGGCTTACCCAGCTGAAACGGGCAATCAAAACCAAGGATTCCATTACTCTGGAAGAGCTGGTGGAGAATGCTCCCGCAGAACTGATTGAGCCGGAACTGGATTTGCCACGCGCGCTCAATATTACAATTAACCCGGCTCAGCCGTTGCCAGTTGAAAAAGAGCTGGGCGGCCTGACCACCAATGACGATGGTGAAGGCGGCGCGCAGACAACCAGCGAGCTGGAAGCGAAGGTTGATGCTCTGACGATTCTGGTTCAGCAGCTGATCAACCCGGCCTCTACGGCAACCGCCGACAGCGATGACCCGGAAGAGAAGGAAGAGAAGACCCGCGCAACCACCGATGCCGCTTATCATCAGGGCGTTGTGGCACGTGCCGAATTGATTCTGCCAGGCGTGAAGCTGCCGGAAGGCGGCAAGCTGGCGGCGTTCAAACGCTCGACAATGGATGCGGCATTCAAAACGCCAGACGGTCAGGCGCTGCTGTCCCCGCTGGTGGGCGCGTCTCCTGACTTCGCAAAAATGCCCAAAGCAACGCTGGATGCGGTGTTTGTGTCTGCCAGCGAAATCGCCAAAGCGCGCAACAACGTGCCGGCACCTAATGGCCGCTCAAACTTCTACGACGCCTCTAACAAAAACTCTCCGGCTGCCCTGAACAAGGCATTCGCCGCCCACTGGAATAAATAAGGGATAACCAATGCCTTCATTACTGTACCGGATGCCAGTAGGCATCGCCGGGGCTATCTCACGCCCTCAGGATTTGACCACCGAGCCGGTGATCCTTAATTCCGCCAACACTTTTAGCGCTTACGGCCTGGCGGGTAAAGACAGCGCAGACGGCAAGTTTATACCGCTGGCAGCAGACGACGCGGCCACAGTGATTACCGGTCTGTACGTGCGCCCGTATCCAACCACTTCAACGCCTGACATGGTGCGTCAGGTTGGTGCCGACAAGAATTTCACGGGTGATGTGATGAAGCGCGGCTATATGACCGTGAACATCGGCGGCACTGCAGTGAATCTGACCAAAGGTGCGGCGGTTTACGTTCGCAATGCTAACCCGACCGATACCAGCCCGCTGGGTGCAATCCTCGGCGCGGAAGTTACCGACGAAACCGTCGAACTGCCTAACGCTACTTTCACTGGCGCAGGCGATGCCGATGGCAACGCTGAAATCGCTTACAACATTTAAGGAAAACGCTATATATGTTTACTTTTGACCAAGCCACCGTTGACGGTACCGGCGCTTTCCTGGTTGGCGAGCTTGAGCGCCTCGATCAGGATCTGAATATGCCGCTGGTCGGTTACACGTGGTCGCGTGATATTCAGCTGCGCGAAGACGTGTCAATCGCTGACGACATCAGCTCCTTCACCAACTCGACCTTTGCTGCGCCGGGCACGCCGAATCCAAACGGTAAAAACTGGATCGGCAAAGACTCTACTGCCATCGCAGGCCCGAGCATCGATGTCGCAAAAACCGGCTTTCCACTGTCCCTGTGGGGCATGGAGCTGGGCTGGACTGTTGTTGAGCTGGCCGCCGCCGCTAAAGTCGGCCGCCCGATTGACACCCAGAAATACGATGCAATGCAGCTGAAATGGAACATGGACACCGATGAGCAGGTTTATCGCGGTGACAGCCAGCTGGGTGTGAAAGGTCTGTTTAACTACGCCGGTGCATCTGTCACCAACGCAGTTAAGACATGGGCCAACTCGACTAATGCCGAGATTCTGGATTCCATCAACACGCTGCTGACCAATGCATGGAAAGCTTCGGGTTATACGCTGGTACCGCGTGACCTGCGCCTGCCGCCTAAAGCGTTCGCGCTGCTGGCGCAGCGTATCGTATCTGACGCCGGTAACCAGTCTCTGCTGACCTACCTGCAGAACAACACCATCGCATTCCATCAGAACGGCGTGCCACTGAGCATCTATGCCGTTAAATGGCTGGAAGGTGCAGGCGTTGGCGGCACCGATCGCATGGTTGCTTATACCAACGACAAAAAGTATGTGCGCTTCCCGATGGTTCCGCTGCTGAGCGTGCCGGTGCAGTACCGCGGCATTTACCAGCTGACCACCTATTACGGCAAGCTGGGTGCAGTTGAGTCACCATACCCGGAAACTATGGCGTATCTGGACGGCATCTAACTAATCCGGCCCCGCAAGGGGCCAACAGGAGCAGCAAATGGCTAAGAAGACGATTCGCGTTCATACCCCGTTTGATTTCCAGTTCGAAGACGGCACCAGTCAGCACTTTGAAGCAGGCGAGCATACCGTCGATGACAAGGTGGCCGATCACTGGTTTGTTACCGCACACTCTGATGTAACCGGCAAGGCAAAGTCCGGAGTCGACACGAAAGAGTTTCAGTCGCAGATCGACAGCCTGACCGCGCAGCTGGATGCTAAAGAAAAGGCATATGGCGAACTGCAGCAGTCAGTTGCTGATAAAGACCAAACAATTGCTGATCTGACCGCGCAGCTTGCGGCATTGCAGGCGCCTGTCAATGAACCACCGCCGGAAGGTGATGCTGATGGCAAGAAACAAAAACCTGCCGCTGGTAAGTGATTTTCGGCGCGACTTCCCTCAGTTCGATGACACCACCAAATACCCCGATGCAGTAATCCAGTTCCGCCTCAACCTTGCCGACACAATGATCGACGGCTCAGCCATGGGGGATATGTTCCCTTATCTGGCCGAGCTGTTTGTCGCGCATTACATGGTGCTGCATGGCGCTGACTCGGCTGCTGGTGCGCTGGGTGGTGCTGGTGGCTCTACCAGCGGCGTGGTTGCTTCCAAGTCCGTCGACAAAGTCAGCGTGAGCTATGACAACAGCTCAACGCTCAATGCTGATGCGGGCTTCTGGAATTTCTCGCGCTACGGGGCGGAGTTCTGGCAAATGCTGATGCTCTTTGGTTACGGGGGGATTCAGCTGTGAGGTCAGGTCTAAATATTCGGGCTGATAATGCGCAGAGCATTCTGGATGCTCTTAAAGTCCTGACAAACAGGGATGTGCTGGTGGGCATACCTGAATCGAAAGATGCACGTGATGAGGGTGAGTTCGGAAATGCGGGCATAGGCTACATCAACGAGAGCGGATCGCCGGCGCAAAACATTCCGCCGCGCCCGCATCTCAAGCCCGGCGTGAAGTCGGTCGAACAGGATTTCATGCCTCACCTGAAGGCGGCCGCGCAGAAGGCGCTGGAAGGTAATGCGGAGGGGGCGATGATGTCCCTCGACCGCGCCGGAACGATAGCGGCTAACGGGGTGAAGCGTTACATCACCATTACCGGATTTACACCCCTGGCAGATACCACTATCGCCAACCGTCACCGCCGGGGGCGCACCGGCAACAAGCCACTTATCGACACCGGCGAATACCGCCGCTCAATCACGCATGTTGTGAGGGATAAAGATGCCGACACTTGATGTAACGGATGTTCTGCTGTCGCCTGAGTTTCTCGATACGACGCTCGTGGCAAAGCGCAATGAGCAAACGGTCGATGAGGATGGCTTTCCCAAAAACATCACCACAGAAACCCCGTTTGGCGGTGTGGTGACGGTTGACCGCTCACTGGAAGCCCGGCGCATGCAGGCCGGGCAGGTGATTAATGGCGCAATCCTGATTGTCACCACTTACCGGCTGAGCAGCGGCAATACCGGCATTGATGCAGACATCGTGACTTATCGCGGGCGCGACTATCGCGTGACCTTTGTCGATCCGTACACAGCCTACGGTGCCGGCTTTGTGCAGGCACATTGTGAGCTGCAGTCATTTGACGGAGGCCCGCGTGAGTAACAGCAGCACATCGGCGGGGTATCTGACGCCCGTCAGCGCGCCTCAAGCCTACGATGAAACGCTGGAGCGTGAACTCAGCCAGTGGGTGCGGGCATTATCTGGACTGCCTGCCGGGATGGTGCGACCGCGCTGGACAGCGACGCAGGCGGCAATTCCAGCCGCGGACCTGAACTGGTGCGGATTCGGCATTACCGGCTTCACTGCCGACGATGGCCCCGCATTCGTACGGCAGACCGATGACGGTAATCAGCTGTGGCGGCATGAGGTGATCGAAACGCTCGCCTCATTTTACGGACCGCAAAGCCAGTCCATCGCGACGCTGTTCCGTGACGGGCTCACGGTTGAGCAGAACAATGAAACCCTGAAAATAAACGAGCTGTCTCTCGCTGATTACAGTGAACTGACCGCCTTCCCTGAGCTCATCAATAACCAGTGGGTGCGCCGGTACGACATTACCGTGCGCCTGCGCCGCAAAGTTATCCGCGATTACGGCATCAAATCTCTGGTCAGCGCGCCAGTATCATTCTTTGGAGATTAATCTATGGCACAGGGCTTACCTGTATCCAACGTTGTAAACGTTGATGTGATCATGTCGCCCACTGCGGCGACGGGTCGTAATTTCGGCTCGCTGCTCATCCTCGGCACCTCTACGGTTATCCCTGTGTCAGAGCGCATCCGTCTGTATACCGGATCGGAAGATATTGGCACTGATTTTGGTGAGGACAGCCCGGAGTATGCTGCCGCGCTGGTGTATTTTTCACAGTCACCACAGCCGACGCAGGTTTATGTAGGGCGCTGGGCAAAAACCCTGGCTGCTGCAGAGACAGGTGCCGAAGAAACGCTGGCGCAGGCCATCAGCGCTGCTCTTCAGTTCACTAACTGGTATGGGCTGGGCATTGCCGACGATGAAGACCTCACCCCGGCAGAAATCACTGCGACCGCAGCCGCTATTCAGGCGTCAAGCCTCAGTCGTGTATTTGCCGTAACGTCTGATGATTCCGGCATTATCGACTCAGCCTCGACTACTGACATCGCCTCGACGCTAAAAGCTGCTGGCTATAGCCGGACCTTTGTTCAGTATTCGACAAAAAGCAAATATGCCGCTCTGTCAGTATTCGGGCGTGCATTTACCGTCAACTTTACCGGCAACAACACCACGATCACGCTGAAATTCAAAACCGAGCCAGGCGTTACTTACGAAACCCTGACCAGCTCGCAGGCGGCGGCTGTCGACGCGAAAAATGCGAACGTTTACGTTTATTACGCGAACGACACGGCAATCCTGCAGCAGGGCGTGATGGCTAACGGCGATTTCTTCGATGAGCGCCATGGCCTGGACTGGCTGCAGAACTACGTACAGACCAATCTCTTCAACCTGCTTTACACCTCAACAACCAAAATCCCGCAGACTGAAGCTGGTATTACCCGCCTGCTTTCAAACGTTGAGCAGTCGCTGGATCAGGCTGTGTCGAATGGATTGGTGGCGGCGGGCGTCTGGAATGGTGGAGACATCGGGCAGATCACTGCAGGCGACACGCTGACGAAGGGCTATTACGTCTACGCACAGCCGCTGTCCTTTCAGGCACAGGCCGACCGTGAAGCGCGCAAAGCGCCGCTTATTCAGGCGGCAATAAAACTGGCTGGCGCGGTTCATTACGCCGACGTCCAGATTAACGTTGTTCGCTAAGGGGATATAAATGGCGACTTATAGCTTTATGGACGTTGTCGCGTCCCTTAGCGGGCCGACAGGATCAATTGACCTTGGGTATGGCTCTGCCAACTCTGAGGAAGGTATCACCGTCACCATGACGGAATCTAAAAACACCATGACCATCGGCGCTGACGGTGAAGTGATGCACAGCCTGCACGCGGGCAAGAGCGGCACAATGACCGTAACATTGCTGAAAACATCCCCGGTCAACAAAAAGCTGTCTCTGATGTACAACGCACAGAGCCAGTCTTCTGCGCTGTGGGGCAACAACGTAATCGTGCTGCGCAACCATGCTTCAGGCGACATCACAACTGCCCGCGCCGTGGCGTTCCAGAAACAGCCAGACCACAGCGATGCAAAGGTTGGCAACACCAAATCGTGGGTATTTGACTGCGGTAAAATCGACCAGGTTCTCGGGGAGTTTTAACGGATGGAATTTGAAATCAAAGGGGTGCAGTACCGCACCAAACAACTGAGCGTGTTTGATCAGCTTAAAGTCACCCGTAAGTTACTGCCGGTTCTCGCCGGCATCATGCCTGACATGCAGAGCATCAAAGATGCCCTGCCGAAAGAGGGTGGCGATGCAGACCCGCAGGCAGTTTATGGCGTGCTCGAAAAAGCTCTGCCGAAGATTGCAGAAAAACTGGCTGACATGACGGAGGAAGACACCAACGCGATCATCTTCCCTTGCCTGTCCGTGGTTTCACGCAATCACGGCAAAGGATGGACTGCAGTTATGCAGTCGGGCGAACTGATGTTCGATGACATCGACCTGATGAGCATGCTGCAGATGGTTGGCCGCGTGGTAGGTGACAGCCTGGGAAATTTTTTGCCCGCAGCCCCCGCCAGCGAGATGCAGCCCCCGCCAGCGGGTTAACACTCGACACCCTTCCAGACGGCGTAGATTATCTGATGCGCCCGGTTGATGCCGGGTATATCAGCTATGCGGCGCTCAAGGACGGGTCGATTGACCTCGCTGACATTGCCAGAATGAACGACTGGCTGGACCTCAAAGCGGATAACAATGCCCGCATACGTCGCTGGGAGCAGGACAACCAATGAACGCTGAAACGATCAAAGACTTCTTTGTTTCTCTTGGCTTCCAGATTGATGAGGCGGGGGCGCGCAAGTTCGATTCGGTTGTGGCCGGCACGACATTGAAGGTGGTAAAGCTTGGCGCAGCGGCTGAGGCGTCAGCGCTTTCTGTCGTGGCCTACACCGCTAAAATTGCCAGCGCGCTGGATAACCTTTACTGGATGTCACAGCGTACCGGTGCAACAGTCGCAGGTATCCAGCAGATTGGCTATGCCGTTTCTCAGATGGGCGGCACGGTTGATGGTGCGCGCGCATCGCTCGAAAGTCTGGCGAGCTTCGTACGCAACAGTCCCGGCGCGGAAGGGTTTTTGAATCGCCTCGGCGTGCAGACCCGCGACGCTAAGGGAAACATGCTGGATATGGCGTCTGTATTTACGGGCGTTGGTCAGCGTCTCAGCAGCATGCCGTACTATCGCGCCAACCAGTATGCGCAGATGCTTGGCATTGATGAAAACACGCTGATGGCGATGCGGCGAGGGATAGGGCAGTTCAGCGCTCAGTATTCGCAGATGGCGAAAGCGATTGGATATAACGCGGATCAGGCTGCAGTAAGCTCTAACAAGTTCATCACCTCACTAAGTTCTTTCGGCCAGATGGCTGGAATGGCGCGAGATAAGATAGGCTCTAATCTGGCTGAGGGCCTGTCTGGCTCTATTGATAACCTGCGTAAACAGGTGGTTGATAATTTCCCCAAAATAGAAGGCGTGATCACCAGCAGCGTAAAGGGGATTCTCTGGCTGGCTGAAGTAATCGGGCGCATAGTTTACCGGCTGATTCAGGCCGGTGCTGACATCATGGATTGGTGGTCATCGCTGGATAAATCCACGCAGCGCCTGATTGAGATATTCGGCGCGCTGGTAATCGCTTGGCGCATTTTGAACGGCGCATTCCTTATGTCGCCTATTGGCATAATCACCGCCCTTGGCGTTGCCATTCTCGCGCTTTACGACGATTACAAAACGTGGAAAGAAGGTGGCAAATCTCTCATCGACTGGAAGAGGTGGGAGCCGGAAATCACCAATGCCATTAAGGCAGTTGATGACCTGAAAAACCGCGTAATGTCATTGCTGGGCATCGACCCGAAAACGTGGTCAGCAAAATGGGACCTGAGCAACCTGACAGAAAATCTTGGCAGCCTGGCAAAGATGCTGGATGGTATTGCAAAGCTTCTGAATGCGATTAAGGACGGGCGCTGGAAGGATGCCTACTCGATTGGTCGCGAGATAATGCAGCAGAAGGGTAGTTCCGATGCTATGCCTCAGGTATCCGGCAGCGCCAATGGCGTGGCTGACTGGATTAAAGGCAAAACGGGGTTCGACCCGCGCAGCATTGGGCAATATTTCACAGGCGACGATGCTGGTGGCGATCTGAAGCGCGGAGAGCGGAACAATAATCCTGGTAACCTGAATTACGTGGGTCAGGCGGGTGCGTCGCTTGAGAGGCCGGGCGGACGTTTTGCGAAGTTTGAGACGGCTTACGATGGCCTCAGAGCGATGGCTCGCCAGTTGATGCTTTATTCTCAGCGCGGCATCAACACGGTTCAGGGCATCATTTCAACGTGGGCACCTTCATCCGAAAACAATACCGGGGCATATGTGAATGCCATAGCCTCAAAGCTTGGCGTTAATCCCAGTGCCGCATTGAATCTCCAAAACCCTCAGGTGCTTTCACAGCTGATGGATGGAATTATTCGCCATGAGAATGGCAGGAATATCTATCCATCCGAGCTGGTTAATCGCGCTGCCGGTGGTGCTCCCGTTATCCATCAGGAAACCAACATTCACATGCATGGGGTTTCCGACCCGGGGCAGGCTGGCAAAGCGGTCGCCGAACAGCAAACCTCTGTTAACTCACGATTCAGTCAGACAATGGCAGCAGGACCACGCTAATGGATATTCTTTCAACGTTGTTTTCGCTGCAGAGCCGAAAGATTGGCCTGATCGTGCCGGATGTGGTGATTTCGGAAAAGCACAGTGACACGCTGGAAATCACCGAGCATCCGGTAGAAGACAAAGCACCGGTTGCTGACCACGCCTTCCGCCGGCCATCCGAAGTCGTGATGGAGGTAGGTTTTGCTGGCGGCGGCTCGCTGCTGGATTTGCTCGATACATCAGCAATTGGTCTGAGCCTTGGCCTAAGCCCGAAAGAGACGTATCAGGAGCTGATTGACCTGCAGCGCAGCCGCATTCCCTTCAGCGTAACTACCGGCAAGCGTCTTTATAGCAATATGCTGATCCGCGTGCTGGATGTGACTACTGATAAAACAACCGAGAACGTTCTGGCGGCTACCCTGACATTGAGAGAGGTGCTGATTACTTCGACTCAGAGCGTGACGGTGGCTGACAAGACAGACATGTCTCAGGGCGTAAGTACGTCAGAGGTACAGAACTCTGGTGTTAAATCAACAATTCCCGGTGATGATGCCTCATTCCTGCAAAAAGTTGCCTGGTGGTGGAGCCTATGAATATTGCTGAAATTCCGCTTACTCCCGATAACCAGCAATTCAATACCGCCATTAACGGCGTCAATTATTTAATTCAGACGCTGTGGCGCGATGATGCCGGCTGGATTATCGATCTGCAGGACAGTAGCGGTGCGGACATAGTCACTGGCATTCCTCTGGTGACAGGCGCAAACCTGCTGGCGCAGTTCTCATACCTCAATCTGGGCTTTGGCCTGGCTGTGGTGTGTGACGACCCGGCGCAGGATTACCCGACAAAAACTGATTTGGGCATTAACAGCCACCTGCTGGCGGTAACGGAGTAAGCATGTCACAGAACTGGATGCGCCATTTCGAGCTTCAAATCCTGTCCGAAAAGGGCGACGGCATAAGTCTGAGCGACTTCAAGGTAGTGTTTAACATCACCTGGACGGATACCCGCTGGCCGCGCGTAGCCATGGTGAGAATTTACAACCTTTCGAAAGATACCGCCTCGCGCATTCTGGGGCAGGAGTTCGCGAAGATTAAAATAATCGCGGGCTATGACGGCATGGGATACTCAACGGATCAGAACTTCGGCGAGATATTCAGCGGTGACATTCGTTTTACCGTGACCGGGCGAGACAACCCTACCGATACGTGGGTGCTTATTCAGGCCATAGACGGACATCAGGCGTTTATGAATGCCAGCGTAACCAAGACGCTTGCAGCCGGTTACACGGTCGCTGATGTGCATTCTGCCGCGATGGACAGCTTCAACCCTTACGGCGTGACGCAGGGCGTTACCGGCGATATGCCCGCCACAGTCTTCCCGCGCGGTCGCGTAATTTACCAGTCATCCCGTGACATTATGGATAATGTGGCCGCGCAGTGCGGCGCGACGTGGCAGCTTGTCGCCGGTCAGGCGCAAATGGTGCTTACGGATAAGTATGTGCAGAACGCTATTGTTCTGAACAGCGATACCGGGCTGATTGGCATGCCACAGCAGACGATGGGCGGCGGGGTGAATGTGCGCTGCCTCATCAACCCGAATATTCAGCTCAAAGGTCTGGTGCAGATAGACCAGGCGTCAGTGTATCGCGCCAGCCTGTCAGCGGATGAGGTTAAAACACTGCCGGGCAGAGCCAGCGAAAGTAACATCAATGGCAATCTGGCGGTGAACGGAACGCTGCAACAGCCCGCAAGTATTGCTGCGGACGGCGTGTATATCGTATCGGCTATAGATTATACTGGCGATACCAGAGGGCAGCCGTGGTACATGGACCTGATGTGCATTGCGCGCGGTTCTGCTGACCTTCAAACGAACTCATCATTGAACAGGACATATTGATGACGCGCTTGGTAATCATGTTTACTTTGGTCTTATCTGGCACGGTTGTTGCGGACTCTCAATGCGGCCCGTTTAAGCTGGGAACAAGTGATGCCAATGACGGTTGGGCGCGCATTAATGGAGTCAAACCAGAAAGCCAAAAGTTCACTTTCTTGAAAGCAGATGGCGATTACGAAAACGTCAAAATGCAGTGGATGGTACAGCGTAGCGATGCCCCCGGCTGGTTTGGCATGGACTACGTGAAGCACGACGGCAAAGCTATTCTCAATGTCGAAGTGATCCGCAGCAATATGGATCAGCCGCGCGTATTTGGCTCTTTTGATTGTATGAAAATTCAATAGCCGCAACTGCATATCATCAGCTTTCTTTAACATTCCATAGCGGCACCGGGGAAGATCATGGTATATTCCTGAGCGAAAAACTACAATTTCTGGGGTATTAAATGGACGGAATCTACCTGATACTTATCATATTTGGGGTTGGTGCATTATGCGCATGGTTTTTAACCTATAAGTATCTAAAAATAAGTACAATGAAAATAATATTAAGCTAGAGTCAATTTTCAACAAAAGAATTGATGAGGAAATTTCAGAGAAAAAGGAAGCAATTGAAAGGTACAAGAATCGTGATACTCTTCGTGAGGCTGAGCACGGGAAACTTTTATCTGATCTTAATAAAACAATTGAGTTCCACAGGGGTAGAAGTAAATCTATTTTTGACAAAGCAGTGGATTTTGCTTTTGATTTTGAAAAAGTATTCAAGGAACAGCATCAGAATGCCCAAAGTGAAATACAAAGGGTTCTGGACGATACGTATCGATTTAAAAGAAAGGTTTTGCTAAGCTCTATTACTCTTAAGAACTTTGAGAAAAAACTTGAAGATTTAAAGAAAGAGATTTTCATATATCAATCGTTGATTGCTAAGTATGATTACTTTGAGTTGGTTGACAACTCAGACTGGGATTCGGTCGAAAAAGAATTTCGCGATAAGGTTTTAGACCTTCAAGCGGCGCAGGATGAACGCGAAGCTCAGAATGAGATAAAACGTCAAATGCGTGAAGAGCGCCAGAGGGCTGAAGAGCTTGAAAGAAAGCAGCTTGAAGCTGAAGAAAAAGAGATGGAATTAGAAGCACGCAGGAAGGCAGTAGAGGAAGCGTTGTTGGCTGTTGACGAAGAGCATCGCCTTGAACTTGAAGAAACGCGCCGCAAGCTTGAGCAGGAGATTGAGGAAGTACATAAACAATATGAGCGCGCCAAGTCTATGGCACAAATGACAAAGCAGGGCCATGTTTATGTTATTTCAAACATTGGTTCTTTTGGTGAGAATGTATTCAAAATTGGCATGACTCGCCGCTTAGAACCACATGACCGCGTTAGCGAATTAAGTGGTGCAAGCGTTCCATTTGAGTTTGATGTGCATGCGATGATTAGCTGTGATGATGCTCCGGCCTTAGAAGCTAAACTGCATAATTTACTTAGCGGTGACCGCATCAACAAAGTAAATCTGCGCAAGGAGTTTTTCAGAACTGATATTAATAAAATCATCAAATGCGTTGAGGAAAACCATGGGGCAGTCGATTATGTTGCCGATCCAGCAGCTCTTCAATATTACCGCTCAATGGAAATAAATAGCGTACAGTAACCCGAAGGCGAATAGTTTTCGCCACCTAAAATATTAATAAAAACATTAACCCGCTTCGGCGGGTTTTTTATTGACTGGAGTTCATATGTCAGTAACACCGCAATCGCTGGCCGGTGGTGAACAGCAGGCCATGAAGGTGCTGTCTGACACCATCTTCTCTATGCTCCGTGTATCTCTGCCTGGCATTATCGAATCATACGACCCGATCGCCAATACATGTACCGTTCAGCCAGCGCTGAAGGGCCAAATGGCTGATGAACTGGGTAACTTCATGTCTGCACCGCTGCCGTTACTGGTGGACGTTCCTGTGGTATTCCCGCGCGGTGGCGGTTGCACAATCACATTCCCGATTAAACCTGGTGACGAGTGTCTGGTGGTGTTCTCAGATCGCTGTATCGATTTCTGGTGGCAGAGCGGCGGCGTGCAGGAGCCGGTGGATCCGCGCCAGCATGACCTTTCGGATGCGTTCGCTATAGTTGGCCCGCAGTCACAGCCCAACGTGATCAGCAAGATCAGTACGACCACTTTGCAGATGCGCACTGATGATGGCTTTGCATACATCGAACTCGATCCTAACAGCCACGCAGTCAATATCATGGCGCCCGGCGGATTCACCGTTAAATCTCCGCTTTCCGAATTCAGTAACGCGGTAAAAGTGAACGGCCTGCTGACATGGCTTGGCGGCATGGTAGGAAGCCTGGCATCCGGAACAGCCGCCAAAATTACCGGCGCAATCCAGTTTTTCGGATCGCTCTCTTCTAACGGCAAAGACATCAGCGACCAGCATACGCACAGCGGCGTGCAAGCTGGAAGCGGCAACTCTGGCAAGGTGAACTGATGCGATACAGACGCGAAGATGATGATGGCGATTACACCTTCGGCCAGGGTGATGATAGCTGGCTGATTAAATCACCTGAAGCTGTGGCGCAGGCAGTTAAAACACGATTCCTGCTCTGGTACGGTCAGTGGTTCCTTGATACCACCGAGGGCACGCCATGGATTCAGTCAGTGCTGGGTAAGCAGAAACCGGAAACCTATAACCTCGCTATACGCCAGCGCATTCTTAACACGCAGGGCGTTAACTCCATCATGTCATTCGATACCAGCCTCAACACTTCATCACGCCGGGTGGTATTTACGGCAAAAATCGACACCATTTACGGAATGACGACTGTCACAAGCGAGGCATAATGGCTCTTGATCTTGACACGCTGGGGCTCTCCGCTACGGTGACCGCCTCAGGGATTAGTGCGCCTGATTACCAGACGATACTCACATCCATCACCAGTTATTTTCAGCAGATATACGGCACGGATGCCTACCTCGACCCGGACAGTAAAGATGGTCAGATGGTGGCGCTGGTGGCGCTGGCCGTTCACGACGCCAACAACACTGCAATTCAGGTGTACAACTCATTCTCACCATCAACCGCCATGGCTGATGGCCTGACGCGCAATGTGAAGATAAACGGCATCATGCGCAAGGCGGCGACCAATTCAACGGTTGACGTGACACTGACCGGTACCGCGGGAACCACTATCACCAATGGTTCAGTTAAAGATGCCAACGGCATTATCTGGAACCTGCCAGCAAGTGTCACGATTGAGGCTGGTGGATCGGTAATTGCTACAGCTACCTGTGCCAGTACAGGTGCGGTGGCGGCGGTAATCGGATCAGTAAACCAAATCAATACGCCGACGCGCGGATGGACATCAGTCACTAACGCAAATGCGGCATCTGTCGGCACTGCTGTGGAAAGCGATTCTGCTTTGCGTATCCGGCAGGGGCAAAGCGTAGCTCTTCCATCTCTGACGCCGTTTGATGCGGTTGACGGCGCGCTGGCTAACGTAGACGGCGTGACGCGGCATAAGCTTTATGAAAATGATACAGGTTCTGTAGATGCCAATGGCCTGCCGGCGCACTCGCTATCTGCAATTGTGGATGGCGGTGACGCAACGGTCATTGCGCAAACAATCCGTGGTAAGAAGGGGCAGGGGGTCGCCACTTACGGCACGACGTCAGTGACTGTACCGGATAAGTACGATAACCCACACGTCATCAGCTTTTATCGTTCAACGGACGTTCCGATCTATGTTGCCTTATCGTTGAAGGTGTTTACCGGGTACACCACACAGATTGGCGAGCAGATTAAGAAGGCGATAGCCGACTACATCAATAGCCTTCTGATTGGTGATGATGTGCTTCTGAGTCGCGTTTACTCGCCGGCTAACCTTGGCGTAGTCAGCGGCGGTAACGCCCGTTATTACGACATTACCTCGCTGCTCATTGGTAAAAGCGCCGGAGCTGTATCGGCGGCCAATGTCATCATTGCCTTCAACGAGTCCGCGTCATGCAGCACGGCTAACATCGCTCTCACGGTGACATCATGAGTAAGTACACCGACCTGATTACGAACTACCACGCAGGCAAACCGAAATTTGTCGCGCATGTTGACCTCTCCACCTGCCCGATCACCGATGCTTCAGCATCCCTGCTAAGCCTGATTTCCGCATTCGATATCGACAGTGCGGTGGGCGTGCAGCTGGACGTGCTGGGCGAATGGATTGGCCGCACGCGAATCGTCAGCCAGCCTATCGCTGGCGTTTATTTCTCATTTGATATCGATGGGCTTGGGTGGGGTCAGGGTGTGTGGCAAGGGCCATATGATCCGGACGCGGGATACACCAGCCTGAGTGATGACACGTACCGCATCGTCCTGAAAGCAAAGATAGCGATCAATAGCTGGAACGGTCAAAACGACACGCTGCCGCCGATTCTGGAAGCAGCTCTGGAAGGCTCTGGCCTGAAAATGCAGATTGTCGACAACCAGGACATGACCATCTCGGTGTGGGTATTTCCTGAGAACGATATTTCAGATGTATCTCTCGAACTCATAGCTGCAATAAAGCAAGGGTATCTGACTGTCAAAGCAGCCGGAGTATGGGCTGGTGATATACAAACCCCCTCAATTGAAACCCCGTCAGTCGGAAAGCGTTTTTTTGGCTTCGACATGGATAATGAATACATTGCCGGATTTGATGACGGCGCATGGGAGAAAGCTCTTTAATGGCAACTAACAATTTCAAACCATTCGCAACCGGTGCTGGTGCGAACGTAACATCACAGGCTGACTATGAAGCGCTTAGCGCTTTGCTTACCGGCTTTCAGGCTGGCAAGGCTTCCTCAGCCCAGATTAATAAAGCCTTGCGTCAGGGCAGTACTATGGCATCGATGCTGGGACAGTTTATTAGTTCTGCTGGCATGGATGCTATCGATAACGGAAATGCAGCAGTATTGCTGAACAATTTTTTATCAGCGCTTACAACCAACCTTTCTCTTGGCAATGCATCAAAGCGCAATGTTGGCACAGGTTTAAACCAGCTTCCCGATATGAGCTTTTTTCCTTCCAGCAATGCTGATTACGGATACTTTAAGCTGCCGAACGGGATTATCTTCCAGTGGAGAACGCTAACAATTGGGCCAGCAATTTCTCCAAATATGCGAACGTCATCAGCTGGCTGGGCAATAAATTTTCCCAACGCAGTTTTTGGGTCAGTTTGCTCGCTGGCAAATGTCGTAAGTTATTTTACCGATAAGCAGGGATTTGTATCATCAGCGACAACAACATCAGGTTTTACAATAGGTAGCGGTTATACCTCTTCGAACGCAACAATTACAATCTTTGCTATAGGTAACTAATATGACATTTCTTTATAGCCCTTCAACTGATGGAATGTATCCTTTAAACATGAAGGATGACTATGTTTCAGCTGGCTCATGGCCTCAGGATGGCGTCGAGATAAGCCAGGAAATCTACGAAGAGTTCAATGCAAATCCACCTGAAGGCAAAAGACGCGCCTTGGTAGGTGAGAAAATGAAATGGGTAGATATTCCGCCCAAGCCTGCAAAGCAAATCAACGAAGAATCGCTGGCAACAAAAAATATGCTTCTCTTTGAGGCAGGGCAGAGAATTTCCATTTGGCAAACAAAGCTGTTGATGGGCAGGAAATTGAGTGATGAGGAGGAGGCGAAACTAAACAGCTGGCTTGATTATATTGATGTGCTATCCGGTATCAATATAGATAGCGGAAAGGAAATAGACTGGCCTGCTAAGCCTGAATGACATAAAAAAGCCCCGGCGACGGGGCAATCCTGTACCGCGCCGATCTGAGCAGGCTATGGGGTGGGTGCTCTCAACATATCCCATTGGAGACAGGTCTTGTTTACTCTTTACGCACATGACAGAAGCTATCCGCAAAAGGAGGAGAGCATGGAAGCGAGCTTCGACGAACAGGTACATGAGGCTATCGTCAGGTGCATTGGCGAAGCAGCGTTAAAAGTTCTGGTGCAGGGCGGGGAGTTAACTGCTGATACTGTCACAGACGCTATTAGGGCGCTTGCAGGCGATGAGCCTGACATAGGCAGGGGCTTTGCTTTGCTGCTGCTGCTGAAAAAGTAAAACCGGCATAGTGGCCGGGCATGATTTATTTTTAACCTTTCTTTGGGCGCTGGTAATTGCTCAACATAAAACGCGGTCAGTACGAGGTTTGCATACTGAAGTTCTAGGTCTTTTTTGTTTGACCTAAAAGATAATTTTAAGGATTGGCTGTAATATAGTGCCTTTGTAACCAAGCCCTGATAAAACCTAAAAACCCCTACAGGATAAGCATGATAATCTTGAAGGTTGCTGTTTGATTGGGGTTCAAAACTTTAGTGTTATTGGTTGAATTTAATCCGATCACCATTTTACTCTAATAGGCCATTTTCTAACCGAAATCCCTCCGTAACCTGCCCATATTAATTAATGGGCTGGTTTCGAAATGCATAATCAAAATTTAATTATTATCTCGTTTGTTTTTTTTGTAAATACAGTGCAGTTATCGGGGATATCCTTGTTGATAAATGACATTGCACCGATAGTTACATTATTGCCAATTTTTAAATTATCTGAAATTAAGCAAGAGTTTGCTCCAATCTCCACATTGTCACCAATGATGATAGAGGGAGATGTGTTGCTATTTGAGCTGCCTGATATTCCGATCGTGACATTTTGACGTATACGGAATGATTTTCCTATTATAGCTGCACCATTTATCACTATACCATGATGGTGGCTTATAATCATCCCCGGTCCAATATATGCAGAGAGTTGTATTTCAGTTCCATATTTTAAGGATATTGACCTGTTTATCCTCTTTGCGATGTATTGGCTTTTATCTGTCTTATATAAATATGATGCGATACGCCACCAGAAATGATAGCGCCTTTCCGGGCACTTGAACGCTTTGTGTATGGCCCGCAACCATGAAAAAGATTTACTACTCATCATTACTTCATAACGAAGGCACTCATGTAAATGTGCTTTTGATTCTGTTTTATCCATATTGAACCCAAATGTATAATTCTTCATATAAATCCTCTTGCGAGGCTTAAAGTTTTTCTCTTCCTATGATTTTATCAGCCGCTACGCGCGACAGGAAGCCGGAAATGCACGTCCTCATAACTTGCTGTTACTGTTAGGTCAGGCTTAGATTAACCTTCTACGCCAAACTTTAAAAAGCCCCGGCGTTAGAACGATTTAGCATCGCACCGATCTAGCGGGCTACGGGGTGGGTGCCTAAACAGTAACCATTTGAGCCGGCACCAGCAAATAAATATCCATGCCTGCCAGCAGCTTTGGAAAATACACCTCTGAAGCACCTTGATCAGATCCACCGATTAATACTACTGTATCTATATACAGTTATTATCAGAGGAGGATTTGAACATGCCACGCGAGTACCAGATCAAAGAAGCATTCATCAGTTCCATCAAGCGCGAGCTATCAGGCCGCAGCACCGTTACTACTGCCGACTTTGTAGAGGAGCTGAAGAGCGTTAACTGGCACTTCACGCTCAAGCAAGCCAACGACTGGATTCGGAGCCACACGACCACTTTCCGCGATGCCTCAACGCAGGAGGGCGAGAATATGACGTGGTTCCGGTTCAACCCTAACGGTGGACTCTGATGGGGTTTCCTTCACCAGCGCAGGACTACATAGAGCCGCGGCTCAGTCTTAACTCAGTATTCATCCCCAACCCGGCCACGACGTTCCGCGTGGATATCCCGGATGGCTTCCTGCTGGTTGATTCAGCTGCGAAGGTAAAACCCGGCAACCGGATTGCGTATCAGTGGAACGGCTACTCCGGGCTGGGAATGATATACCGCAACAGCCTGGTGACGGAAGAGGGCGAGGTGATCGAGGGTGAGCCACTGAACGATGTCATTGTGCTGGGGAAGGTGACGTGCGAGGTGCGGCACGTTTATGACGATGGACGGCCGACTATATAG